ACACGTAGGGCTTTTTTATGCAAATTCCACTAATCAAAGGCGATAGACAATCTAAGCTAGACTATCGCGAAAACTTACCCGTCAATTTTACGTCTGTGATTAGCCAGGCAAAAGGCTCAGAGGGTTATCTTTTATCACATGACGGGTTAACTGATTACGCACAAACTGGTGGTGAAGCTAGAGGCGGTGTATTTAATGATAGATTTAATAAGCATTTCAGAGTTTCTGGAAATTCGTTCGAGTGTATAAACAAAGACGGTACGGTTGATACGCTTGGCGTTATCCCTGGAAGCTCTCCCTGTTCGTTTGCTAGGTCTTTTAACAGCCAATCAATACTATCAGATGGTAAGTGGTACTTATGGGATGGAGCGACATTCAATCAAGTGCTAGATCCTGAACTTGGCGTTCCTATCGATCACGATTGGTTTTTAGGTATTTATGTCTTTACTGACGGTGAAAGCGTATACCATACAGATATAACCAATGAGCGCTCTATCAGCCCGTTAAAGTACACATCAAGTGAATACGCTCCCGACCCTATCATCGGAGTATCAAGAAGCGGCCACCAACAAATAGCGGCGTTCAATAGATACTCTACTGAATACTTTTACTTTAATGCCGCGGCATCCGTAGGTACTAGCGTACTGCAAGTTATACAAAACAAAACAGTAAGAGCGGGCATTATCGGCACGAACTGCAAAACCTTACTTGATGATTTGTTCTTTATCCTTGGGGGTCGAATAAATGAATCCCCTAGCTTTCATGTTATAAACGGCACGTCTATTGAGTCTTTCTCAACAAGAGAAATTGATAAGATAATCTCAGGTTACAGCGAAAGCGAGTTAAAGGATGTTGTGCTGGAGACGCGAGTTATTGATAGAGATAAGTTCATTATTGCTCACCTGCCTTGTGAAACGCTTCTGTATAATCACACTGTATCTGTATCTTTAGGGCCGAAATATGCGTGGACGGTAATCAAAACAGGCGTAGATATTGACGAGCCTTGGCGTGGTAAGTTTGGCGTATTCGATCCGCGTATTTCTAAGTGGATTTACGGCGATATAAAAGAAAACAAACTAGCGTATCTTGATAGCGAGATAGCTAGTCAGTACGGGCAAGACGTTGAGATGATCCTCTACACGCCTATAGTACCTGTTAAGCAATCTTCAATAGATAACTTTGAGATAGAATCAATTCCAGGTTATTCATCAACAGACGTGACGTGTAGCTTTAGCATGAGTTATGACGGTGTTACTTATGGGCAAGAATATTTTAACGCAATATCAACGCCAGACAGATACAATTCTCGATACATTGCTAGACGGTTAGGTTTTATAGATAACTATTTTAATTTTAAGTTTAGGATTGTATCTAAAGACAAAGTGGCATTTAGTTCACTAAAGGTTAACGAGCTATGATTCAAACAAGACAATTTATTATTGAGTATCACGAAGCAACGAATACTTATCATTTTAAATCTGACCAAGCGACAGAGGATTTTATGGCACTAAAGGCCGATGTATTCGCCGTTATAGAGCTATTAAACGCTGAGAGTAGCACATTTACGCCTCAGTTTGGCTCAGGTAGCCCAGAGGGCGTGGTTACATCAAATTACAATAGAACGTATTTCGACACTAGCGGCACAAATGCGGTACAATATATAAACGAAACGGTAGGTGAATCTACTGGATGGCAACAAGTAGGATAGTTATGCAGACTTTAAAGTACGACTACCACATCAAGAAAGAAGTCGAAAACATAAGCGTGAACAGGCAGGTGATACAATCAACGGCTAACGCTATGATTGATAAAATAGCCAGTGGCGAGCTAGAAGAGCAAGAATGCCCCGTAACACACAGATTCACAGATGGCATCTATTTGCGTGAAATATTTATGCCTAAAGGCACTAGGATAATTGGAAAGATACATTCTACACAGCATTTCAATGTCATTTTGACAGGTAGTTGCACAGTTATCACGGCTGAGGGTGTAGAGGAAATAAAAGCGCCGCATACCTTTATATCAAAGGCGGGCGTACAAAAGGTTGTTGTCGTACATGAGGATTGTCAGTGGCAAACTCTTCACGTTACAGACAAAACAGATTTAGAAGAAATAGAGAAAGAAGTTATTTGCAAAGATTATGGCAGCCTAAACAATGATGGCTTGTTGGATTCTATAAAGGGGATTGGTTTATGAGTTGGGGTATTGTTGCGTCTGTTGGTGGGAGTTTGGCATCTGGTTTATTGGGTAGTCGCGGCGCTAGTAAAGCTAAAGACGCTCAAGTTGAGGCGACTAGACTAGGAATTGAATCACAAGAGAAAATGTTTGAGCGAGGCTTATCGTTACAGGCTCCGTATAGAAATATTGGTTACGATGCTTTGGGCGGCCTTCAAGGCTTTATAGATCCGCAGTCAAGGGCTGATATGCTGCAATCTTACTATCAAGGGCCAGAGTACCAGCAACTAGCCGCACAGCAAGAAGAACAGCAAATGAGAAACGCGGCGGCAACTGGTGGAATGCGAGGTGGTAACAATCAAGCGGCGCTTGCAAGTATAGCTCCCCAGCTTGGTCAGCAGTACCTTAACACTAGATTTAATCAGTTATCAGGTCTGGCTAATTACGGTATGGGTGCAGCTTCTCAAGGCTCTAGTCAAGCAAATATGCTAGGTGGTAATATTTCAAACTTGCAACAGCAGGCGGGACAGGCTAGAGCTAGCAACTACTTGGCTCAGGCTAATATCTGGGGGAATGTGGCTAAAGATGGCTTTTCTCTAATGGGCGAAATTTAAGGGGCGCAAATGGCTATTTTAGATTATTCAAGAACATTGAATGCAGCGGGGCAGCAAACACCGTTACAAGGTATGATCGAAACAAGGAAAGGGCTTCAAGGCTTACAAGCTAATGATATGGCTATGAAGCAGCAGCAGCAACAACAAGAGGCTCAACAAGCAGAGATGCAGAGAATGCAAGAAGCAAGAATGCAAGGGGTTGAGTTGTTAAAGGGCGGGACTCCAGAGCAAATAGCTGAGTTTGGAGTTATGAACCCTAAAGTAATGGAGGATCTAATTGCTGCCTCTGGCTTTGTTGATGAGCAGGCTGTTAAATCAAGAAGTAACTATGCGCAGGATGTTTTATCTGGAAATGTATCACCTAGAGATGCGATTAATACGCGCATTCAACAAATAGAATCTAGGGGCGGCAATGCAGACCAGTTAAGAATGACAGCTCAAGGGACTGACGAGCAGATTATTGAAGCGGCTAGAAAAGACTTTTCTGTTATTGACCCGCAAGGATTTAAGTCGTATATGAGCGCTACAGGTCAGCAAGGAATATCTGAGCAACCGTCAGCAGTAAAAGAAACAGAGTGGTTTAATAAGCAAACACCAGAAGTACAAGAGACTCACCTTAAGATTAAGCGAGGAGAGAAGCCCACGCTAAATAAGAAGTTAGAATACGAACAAGCAAAATCTAATTTAGCAGTAGAAGAAGAGGGAAGAAAAACAGCATCTAAAGGTATAGCCAAAAGACAACAAGGCTTTATTGATTCTGGCATTGAGGCTGCAGATAGTCTCGCCAACCTTAAAAGATCTAAACAGTTACTTGACAGTGTTAAAACTGGCGGTTTTGATAAAGCCGCTTTGGCCGCCAAAAGATTTTTCGGTATAGAGTCAGCTAACGAAGCAGAGCTTTCAGCAGGTATGGGGAAGGCTATATTAGCTCAATTAAAGCCTATTTTCGGCGCGGCTTTTACTGCTGCAGAGGGTGAAAGGCTTGAAAAGATAGAGGCTAACTTTGGTAAATCTACCGAAGGAAACAAGCGATTATTAAGCCAAATTATGAAAATAGTAGAAAGGGCGGCAAGAAGAGGACTTAAAGCTGCAGAAAAGGCAGGCGATGATTTTACTGCGGAAGAAATAAAAAATGCTATGGAATTTAAGCTTGATGTTGCTGAAGCGGATAACGCCAATGAAAGCGCAGCATTAACTGACGATCAATTACTTCAGAAATACGGCGGTTAATCATGGCTGATTTAATGACAGCGCTTAGAAATGCTCATGACGCAGGAGATGCTGAGGGAGCCAACAGAATAGCAACAATGATCAAGGAGCAGAATCAAGGCGGTATCGTCGACTCATTTGTTGAGCCTGCCGCTTCTATCGGTGCTAATGTTATTGGCAATATAGGCTCTGGACTTGGAGGTATTTATGAGCTAATAAAAACAGGCGACCTTGATAGTGCCGCAAATGCAGTACAAGAAATGCAATCTAACATACAGCAAGAGTATGCACCACAAACAAAAGCAGGAAAGAGAGGGCTAGAAAATGTCACAGGCGCATTACAATCGGCGGAAGAAAACATCATACAGCCTGCTATTGCTGGTACTGCTGGGCTTGCTGATATTGCTTTAAACCCAGTAAGTAATATTGCGCAAGGGTTTGATCCAGCAAAACAAACTGTACAAGCAGTTAAAAAGCAAGGGCTAGGCGATGCTGCAGGGTCAGAAGTTTTTGAAAAAACAGGCTCTCCATTACTCGCAACTCTCGCTGAAACATTTGGAGAAACAGCACCGGATTTAGCGGGCGGTTTATTTGCTATATCAAAAATAGATACACCTAAATTTAAACCAGCCAAGAAAATAAATCCGACACAAGCAAAGATAGCTGAAGAAATAAAGGCAGGAACTGCTGATGTTGACTTGGTTAAAAAAATGGTCGATCAGTCAGGTAATGTAGTAAAAGATAAAAAGGCAATAGAGACAATTAAGCAGGGTTTTGATGAAGGGGTAATAGCGACCGTAAAAGGTTCTTCTCCAACCGATAAGAGAAGAATGGCGCAGATGATTGATAAGCTAGAAAAAGGAAAAAAGAATGCTCGATACGCTGCAGAGAATAGACCTGCTGACGCTGTTGGAGAGTCACTTCTTAAGCAGGTTGATTTTATTAGAAAAAATAATACCGATGCTGGCAAGCAGTTAAGTCGCGTGGCTTCAAAACTCAAGGGTGAAAAGGTTGATATAAATACAGCAGTTAATTCTTTTATTAAAGATGCTGAGGGAATGGGTGTATCGTTTAACGATAATTTTGTTCCAGACTTTACTGGCTCAACCATAGAAACTATAAGCCCGGCTAAAAAGCTAATAAAAGATATTACGCTGAAGATAAGAAGAAATCCAAACCCAGACGCATTCGATGCACATCAATTTAAAAAATTTATTGATGAGAATGTAACCTTCGGTAAGTCAGCAAAAGGCTTAGGGGGAAAAACAGAGGCTATAGCTAAAAAATTAAGGTCTGGTGTTAATGAGTCTCTAGGTGATTCTTTTCTTGCATACAAAGAGGCTAACACAAGGTTTGCCGATACTATAAGTGTACTGGAGTCGATACAAGACGCATCAGGCAGTAAAGTTAATTTATTTGGCCCTAACTCAGAGAAGGCGCTTGGAACTGTATTAAGAAGATTGATGAGCAACACGCAATCAAGGGTTAACTTAATAGACTCTATCAAAGATATAAAATATGTCAGCCAAAAATATGGGGGCAGTTTTGATGATGATATTCTGTCTCAAATGTTATTTGCTGATGAACTTGATTCTATGTTTGGAACAGCAGGAAGAACCACTTTTGCAGGTCAAGTACAGAGAGGCACCAAGAGGGCGTTAGAAACCGCTGGCGGAGAAGGTGGCGTTTTCAGGACTGCAGTAGACTTAACGGCAGATGCAGCAGAGAAGTTGCGCGGAATTAACGAAAAGAATGCGATAAAATCCATCAAAGAATTATTAAAAGAGAAATAGCAAATGACAATTATAGATAACAGCCTAACGGCACAAGAAAGCATACTAAGGATTCATAATCCTATCTTTTATGTTCCAGACCCAGAAAAGGCGGGGCCGCTTGATGGCTTTCAGGCTTACTTTGGCATAGTTGGTAGAGATCCTATTCTTGAAGAAAACAGAAAGATAGCATACGCACTACAAGAGGACGGTTC